TGTTACATCCTCAGGTGGAATAAGTTCAAGGTAATGTCTACCAGTTTTTGATGGTTTATTTCCATGAGTTTTATTATATACCATTCTATATAGTTTTTCTGTTTTATCAAATTCGTAATTGGTATTAAAAAATAATGCTTTAACCTGTTTATGAGAATTATTCATCCAATCGATTTCTAATCTATAAAAAGATTTACGCATAACAAGTGCCGTAATAACGTCCATATTTGAAGTTCCTATTAGAACTCCGTTATTTCTACTGTCAATTATTAACCCGTATTGTGATGGAGCTGATGTAAACATTATTTAGATCCCATTAAATACGTTCTATTAAGCATAGTATGATTATCGTCAGTAGGTCCCCAATCGCCATCTGGATGATATGCAATAATTTTCATTTCAGAATCAGTTGTTCTAAATCTATGATATTCACGTTCTTCAATACAAAAAATATTACCAGCTTCTAACAAATTATATACTCCATCTGCTAGTTCAGCAATACCAGAACCACTTGCTACTAATCCTAATCTTACACTAGGATGGATATGAAACGTTTGATCAATTCCTTTAGGAAAGTGTAGAAGATTAACACTAGGATCTCCAGCACGACTTGGATAGATTAATAAGCTATCACTGCACCCATCAATATAACAAAGACGGCCACTATCTTCAATTGGACCACCTAAGTTATTCTGATGCATATGTCCTAGTCTAGTAAAGAATACTGCTGTTCCGGTTACTGAAATACTGTATTCAGTTTTATCTGTGTAAGAAAAATATTCATTTGTTGTAGCAATCCAGCCATTTGGCAATGTAACATTACCTGTTAACACAAATCCATATGTTGAACTATATGCTTCTGCATCCTTAGTGTCATCTGTTATGTTTTCTGCATATGAAGGATACATTGTATTTCGTTTGTCAACAATCCCGGTTGATTTTAGTAGTTGCATTATGTTTATACCTTAAGTTGATTATTATTGTTAACTTTAATTAATTTATCTAAGGCCTCTTTCGAGAGGCAGTATACAGTCTCTATATCTTGTGTAGGGAATTCGTATGACATTTTTGCAGTCAGTTCGTATTGGTTTGCTCCAACATAAGTTAAGCATTCTCTAGGATTATTAAACGTAGGTTCAGTAAGTAAATACATGTGGTCTTGTGCTGGTGCATTCTGTTGCATTAATATCAATATAAAAAATACCTTTATCATTTTAGTAGATCTCCATTCTTATTTATATAAGAATATTAGTTCCGTTATTACCTTTAATTTAAAACTAAGAAATCTCCCCAATGCTCGTTAGAGTGCTTATAAAAACTATAATAACGATTCTCTAGATCTACTGGGACTTTCTTTATAAATTGTTGCTTTGATGATTTGTTTATCAAAGCAACCCTGTGAGGGCTAAATGCAATTGGTTCTAAATCTGTATTTGTTAAAATATCATAAAATAAACTCATCATCATCGGAAACTTAGGCAGTACATCATCTAAAATAACAACAGACTGCTCGTGCATACAGTTTTCTAGGACATCATAAAATAAAGATTTATTTTCAAGATATCTACCAGCTGATAAATCAAAGGATACTAAATCATACTTGTCATAGTGCAATTCAGTGTACATTGTCATGTTAGGTTTAGTAACATTAAATTCTAATGCTAATTTATCCCAGTACTGATTGAACTCATTAAGTGTGCTTGGTGGCAGGCCGTTATTAAACAATTTGGCAACATGAGGTTGTAAATTTTTCCATTCATCATATATAAATTGAGGTAGCCAATGCCCACTTAATTGCTTGTCTTGTTGTAAACAAACTACTAGCTCGTTTGTATAAAGCATGTTGTCTACTAAAGTCCATTCTGGTTGATAGACAGTGTTTGCTTTACGGCAGGCACCCTCAACAAAGAATGGTAAGCTACCAAAGAAGCTACCTAAGTCTAATATTTTTTTACTTGATTGGGAAACTGCTAGTATTGCAATAAATAAATTATCGATAAAAGATGCGTCATGTGGTACTAGCATACGCTTAGGATTTAAAAAAGCAGAACTGTCTAGATTATATAAGCCTTTATCAAATCCATCAAATCCGCGGCCTAATTTTTCTATCTTTATCATATTATTAAATTTCCTCGAATATTTATAAGAATGGTGCCGGCGCCAAGATTCGAACTCGGGACCTGATGCTTACAAAGCAACTGCTCTACCAACTGAGCTACGCCGGCACTGAATATTCATAATTAATTGTCTCTTCGTTAACTTTATATATGACAGCTCCGTTCCTAAGATGGAACCTTTCAGCTATTCTTGTTTTTGGACTTAGTGTTACAAATCTTGTAATAGCTGTATTTTCTTTTAATATTGTGTCAACTGCATCAAAGATTATTTTTCTGCCGGCACCTGGTTTATTACTCCAGATAGTATAAAAAATTGCAATCTTGTTATTGCCCGCTAGATTAAACAGTTCAGATTCTGACTTAGGAACTTCTTCTGAGTAGGCTACACATACTACTGCATTAAATTCGCCATTATCAGATACATCAACAAAGATGTCTTTATTTTCTCCAAGACGATCTTCTGCTTGTATACTGGGCCTAACCGGGTCGTTTAATAACTCTTCCCTAATTTCCGGCGTCAATTTCTCTACCTTGTTGATCATCGTATTAAATATATTTATTCTTCTTTTGCTAATAGATTGCATAGTCGTTCCCATGTATTTCTAGTACTTTTAGTTGTTTTGTCTACTACTTTACATGTTACTGTTATTCGTAGTCCGTCACCTTGTATAACATGATGAGGCAAGTCTGTTCTTACTAATGCACTTGAACACGAAGTAGCAGTAGACCAAATTGGTAGAGGAATCTTACTCCAATCCCGATGCTGTTGTTTAAACTCGACAACCCAAGGCCAAGTATAATCAATAAAGTCATTACCGTCTAGATTTTTATGTATCTCCTCATATCCATCTGTAGTATCCGGAAACCATCTAACAATTCCAGGTGAGGTTGTTAATTCGTAAAAATTTAACCTAGTTTCTAATCTAGCAGAATCGCTATGTATATTCCAATCATAAGTGTTTGCATTAACAATAAAGATACCCATTGTTTCTGCTTCTAAATTAAATTGGTCAAGGAATTTGTTTGCATGTTGACGAGTATCTTCTAACGGATCACCAGTCGAAGTTGCTGTATTAAACCACAATCTGTCACTTAACGCATGTTTTTGTTTTAGATTTTTAATTATCCCGTTGTTAAGTTTATCAACATCTATTTTAGGAAGTGATAATGTAAGAGGTATAAAGAAATCTTTATGTGCTTGTACTGATTGTTCTAAACTGTCAGATACCATATATCTTCTTCCGTGGTATTGGAAATCCGTCTATATGGTCGATGTACTGATCGTATAACTTGTGTTCAGTTGGAAGTCCGTGTAATATATGCAAGGCATTTTGAGAGCCAAATGGTAGAATACTACGTTCTGTATACTGAAATACTTCTTTAGGCAAAAAGTCTACTACTAAATGTAACCTATTTGTATCTCCGAGATTCTTAATATGTTGTTTCCTTTTATTATTAAAAATAAAACTATCTCCAACTTTAAATTTAGGATCTTTGGACTCTGATGCAAATCTAAATAATACTTTATTATTTGTCTCTAATACAACATGACACCTTGTTGCGTAATCACTATAAAAATGATTATCCGTATGTGGTAAAATACTTGCGCCAGGAAAAACCACATTTAATTCTGCACCAAATGGTATCCAATCTTTATGCTCTGTTGCCTTGTGTAAACTGACCCATAATTCTTTAACTATGTCGTTTGTTGAAGAGTGTAATTCTGATTGCATTAATCCAATAATGCTGTGATGATTAATAGGAGAATAATAAGGAACAAACGAACAATATGGAAATTTGTACCAACCACATTCTGCAAAGAAACTCTCGGACTTACGTTCTCTCCATACTGATTTGCTACGATAAAACGTATCAGTTAAGTTTTTTAATTGACCAGTACGAAAGACTGTTTCCAAATATTGATAATTTGGATATTGCTCAATAAGCGGCAAAGTAATACCCTCCTCTTAACGCATTACACTATTAGTTATGCATTTATAGAGGAGGGCATTTGTTCTAAATTAGAACGTGAAGCTTAAACCTGTGCGTAAGGTAGCATCATCTGTAGTTAAATCATAGTCTACATTTGTAAAGAATACCGAACTCTTTGCAATTTTAAACTGTGACTCAAGTGTAGCATTACCATCATCAAGAGCAACATCTGTATCCTGATAACCGGCAAGTACTGTTAGGTTAGTAGAAACATCATATGATCCAGCTAATTCATAACCAACTGCATCATTTGCTTGAGTATCATCATCTAATGCTGTTACACTTGCAAATAAGCCAGTTTTGCCTATTTTATGAGCAACACCAAAGCCATAGTAGTCTGAAGAGTTAATTTCGTCTCTTGCGTAAGTTACTCCGACTCCTTTGTAACCAACACCTACTTGATAAAGATCTAAATTATGGTTAGCGGCATCATCGGTCATTTGTGTCTGAAACCCTACATCAATGCCGTTGAATGAATTAGTATATTTTAAACTATTATTCATATAAAATGAAGTCTTTTGTACACCTTGATTACCAGCTCCGTAAAATACATCTGCTTTATCAGTAAATGTGTCTACTAGACTCATTGTGCGACCAATAGCTAAGTCACCATATTTGTCATTACCTACACCAATATAACCAAATCGGGTAGTAATGTCGTCTGCTCCGTCTGCACTTGAAAGATCAGCATCAAGTGAAATTTCTCCAAATACATAAACAGGCTGTTGTGTCTTAAATTGTAATCCGAGCTTACTACTTGATGATTTGATTTCTGTATCAACGTTTGTAGCAGTTGAGCTTTCAACATATGCCCGGATTTCTCCATATGTTGTAATGTCTACTCCATCGACTTTAGGGATTACGAGCTTATCAGCTTCCGCGGCCCATGCCGTAGAGATACCAGCGAACAAAATGATCGCAGTTAAGGGCAATATTTTCATTGAATTTCCTTTTGTGAATGTGATTATCTATTAATCAACAGTCTTACTTATATAAAAATACCAATACACCGTTAACCAGATCGCCGTATAAAGTGGACCTGTTTTATAAATACAGTGAAACCCAATAATTGGTATTTGTGTCTCTTAGGAAAGGAGATTTGAAATGATAGCAGAAACCCTAGCAGGAATCGCTTTGATCAAACAAAGCGTGTCCTTTATTAAAGATCAGATTCAAGTTTGTAACGACATTGGAGACATAGCCGGTGCTATTGATAAGATGTTTGAAGGAAATAGTCAAATGAACTCTAAAAGGAGCGGGAACATTTCTATAGCAGACCAGTTTAGCACGGCAAATGTTGCGAGAGAAACTATCGATGCTAAGATAGCACAAGAGCAGATGCAAGAAGTAGCCACATTGATTAATTTACGTTTTGGACCAGGTACCTGGGCAGGTATAATTCAAGAAAGAGCTAATAGAATACAAGAAAGAAAAGAAGCCGAGCTAATAATGAGAAAGAAGAAAGCAAAAGAAGCAAAAGAGCTGATAGATGGACTTAAAATGATTGGTTGGATGGTATTATTTGCCGTTGTAGTACTTGGAGGAATGTTTGCCGCACTGAAATTTTATATGACATGATACACGTTTTTGTATTATTCGTATTTCTAGGAATAGGTGAAGATAAACAGTTAAAATCCTCGGACATGTATTTTTATGATATACAACGGTGCAATTACTTTGCAGATCAGATGAGGAAGAGTGATATTACCACATATTGCCTTCCTCGTAAAGTACCAGAGGATACAGTAGTATATAGATAGGAGGAAGTTTGAAATTATTAATGTTATTGGTATTAATACCCACTATTGCTTTAGCAGGTGCTAAAACAGTTGGTGAAAAAAAGCAATACACTAAACAGCAAAAGATACAACGAGGTGAAACTGAAATTATAAAGTATACTACTTGCAGACTTAAGAAAAGAGTTGTTACAGCAGGTGGAGAAGTTTGTATATATGTAGGCGGAAATAAAACACATGAAATGGTCATTGAAATGAAATGTCCAAGGTCTTTTAAATGTGTCTACAATCCAAACAGTCCAGAACCCAGCATCAACGATGTTGTAGACAGTTTAAATAAGGTAGGAAAGTAATGATTTTTCAGCATGAAGATATAGAGCTAGATTCTACTATATCATCTAAGGCGAAATTATATAAGGCTGGTAGATTGCTTTTTATTGGAGATGGTTATAAAGCAATAACTATGATGCTTAATATAGCACAGGATAAAGAGCCAGTTAAAGCAAAGTTTCATGCTCAATTAACTTTAAGAGAGAAACCTAAATTTTCACCAATGGATGATATAGACAAAATAAGACGTGAAGCTCTAGAAGAACAACACGCCTTAGATTTAAAAAATAAAAAAGTAAAAAAACGTTAAGCTATTTTACACCTAAGTCTTTTCTAACATTTGTTGCAGAGATACTAGTTATAGCTTCATCAAATGTCTCCTCGCCTGATGTGTAACCTACTCCTCTTCCCCAACCAATATGCACAATGTTAGGAACCACTTGAATTTCATATTGTCCTTGATACAATGGATCTAGATCGGCTTTAATAAATCTAGTAACTTGCTCAATTTGAAAAGGATTTGATCCTTCCCATCCTTGCACATCTCTAATTTGTATAACTACTTGACCAGTTTTACTTAATAGTCTTTCAAATAATGCTCTATGTCCGTCATGCCAAGGTTGCCAACGTCCTAGCATTTGTACTGTTTCTTTTTTCCAATCAAAAATTGGACGCCTATCATCTTCTGCAATCTTTTTACCAATAAATGCAGACCACTTGTCAGCATCTTGTTCCGGAACTCTGAAATCGTAAACTGTTGGTTCAGCAAATGCCTTATTTGTATCTTCGTATCTACCTTCTTTAATAGAGTCTATCCAAATAGTCCAGTCTGCTTTATAATTGTTTCTCATCTCAACTAACGGAGCCACAAAATCACAAATAACAAAGTCAGAAACTGACTTTTTAGATAATTCAAACATACGCAAACTTTGACGGATTCTGCCTTCAGGTGAAAAATCCCAGTCATTATATTGCTTTCGTATCTCGTCAGCATTAAACCATTCTACAGTACATTTATATTCATCTAATTTAGGTGATTCAATTATTCTAATTTGTTTATCTAATGGTGCTGAACTTATACCAGAATTATCTTCTAGATAAGTTTTTAATTTCTCTGCTAGTGTTGTTTTTCCTGCGCCTGGTAATCCCATAATTAGGATACGTTTTGCCATATTAATCTCTCTTTCTTGCATCTATGCATGATACTTATGTCAAAGAAATAGGAGGCCGAGACCTCCTATTTCAAATCAGGTATGAAACTACTGTTTATACAGTAATACCAAGTCCCTGTGCCTTATAGGCCAAGGCAACCATACGCCTAGAAGGTGTGCCATGTGTATATTCAGTAACAGCAACACCGTTTCCGGCTGTACGTTGGTTTGCATAGATAGCATAACCACGTTGGCGAATGTTCGATACAGTCGCGGTAGGATTTGCAATACCAAATCGCTTCTTAATTGCTGATTTAGTAAGAGCTTGCTTCTCTAGCACTAGTGCGTGAAAGAGCTTGCCTTGTTTTGTCTTAAGGTCGAAAGCCTTAATTGACTGGGTAGTTTTTGACATAAATTTTCCTTTATCAAAAGTAGTTAAAAGTTCGTTTTAACTATGTTACTATTATAACACATCATTGGTGTTGAAGTCAACCTCTATTTTAGCCATTTTGCAATAGAATTGTCCGGATTGTAAAATAACGCTGAATCAAAATCTTTAAAATTAATACGGTTCATATCTGTATCAATTGCACTAGCACTTTGGTGACCAAAATACAATGTAGTTGACTGGTGTTTGATTTTGTAATCATAATAACTTTGATCCTTAGTGTAATCAAATATAATATCTTTGGGAACCAATTTTAAAGTTTCTTGAGAAGTTAAATTTGGTTTATGATTTACACTCCAATTTTGAAAATCATAAGAACTAAAGAAAGTTTGAAGCACATTACCTTTTGCAATCCTAGGCAAGAATTTAACTCCAATCATTTGCCATTTAAAATTAAAATTGTGCCACCAACACCAGTCAAACATAGTGCTTATAGGTCTAGGTGAAAACTTGGTAGTTTGGTGGTAAATTTCATAGATGCATTTATGAGTGTCTGAATCAGAAAGGCCCATAAACTCAAATACTCTAACAGTATTTTCATATGAATATGGTTCAAGTAATAAATCACGTTGTTGTCCTCTTAACAAAATATTTGCAAATGGAGAACCAAATAATTGATCAGCATGTTCAGAATTTACTATAGTTCCAGGTAAAACTCCTGCACTTGCTTTTAACATGAATTCTTCAGTAGCCATTATATTAAACTTACCTAAGATAAATTTATTGTAAAATAATGCATATTCTCTTACACTATCTTTATTGCATATAATAGTAATATTATCTAGTGGTACGTCTGCTTGTAAAAATGAGACTACAGAACATGTACTGTCTATTCCTCCTGACCAAAGTAAATATATTTTATCATTTATATTAACTAACTCTTTGGCCCTATTAACGCAACACTCTTCAAAGGAAATTGCACTAGTATTAAAGTTAGGTAATTCATATTCTGGTAGTAGTTTGGTATGATAATAGAAGTCAACAGTTTTAGTACGATCTATCAGAAATGCATTTGAATCATATTTCCACATATTATCGTATATAATGAGGTCGGCAGGAGAATTATTAGTTATAACCCGTTGGCCCTGATGATATATTAATTGCATTACATTCCTGATCGTAATTTAAATTCTGCTAATGCTATTGTTTCTTGCATAAGACTTTGGTCGCTAAAATCTAATGAGTTTACATGTGATATAAACCATTTCCAATACGCATGTAAACGCATAATTGTAATATTTGTAGAACTTACCACCATTTTACATTCTTGGTATGCTTGTTTAACTGGAAGGCCGGCTGAAATTGCCCAGGCTTCTAAACCAGGTGTATAATAATTGTTCTCAGGAATACATTTGTCAATTTCTGTAGTCATATAAGGAATAAACACATCATCAACAGTACTATGTACTACCCTGCCAGCATATCGTTCTAATTTTGTTTCAATTGAAGCTAATACATGCTGACGTCTATTTGCTAATTGTCTAGATACATTAAATTGTTCTGTAACATTATCCATTTTTTCTATATCAAAAATAATTTCTTGCTCAGGAACTACTTTTGCTACGCTTAATTCTGCTGACGGAATAGCATATCCTTTTTCTGAACCAGATGTTGTTAATATATAATTATTAGTTGAGCTTCTGTTATAATTTCTTATAATTTCATTGTGCTTTCCAGGAAGTTGTGCTACCATTAAAGACGAATTTGGTATGCCTTCTGCTAATGCGTTAATAACTGCTGGGCTAACTGAAACTGTTAGTATTCCAAATGTTTGTTGATCTACTAACATTGAGGATATATTTGCTTTTTTTGAAAATGTATCAAGCATTAATTAATCTCCTTAAAGTATTATCTGCATTGTAGTAATCTATTAAATTTAGATCTCTTACAGGAATTCTATCCCATTTCTCGGTTAAACCTGCAGGTGAAGATAGGCTGTAATATAATGTAGATGAAGCAAACTTCTCTTTAGTTTTCCAATAGTTTCCATCTAATGTATAATCTAATATAATCTCTTTAAATTCTGATTTTAAGTTTAAAACATTACCTGTTTGCTGTATGCTAGTATTTTGAAAATCATTACTAGAGTAAAAAGTAATAAGTTTAGTTGGATCTGCCATTCTAACTGCTAATTTCATAGCTATTGTTTGCCATTTAAAATTAAATCCGTGCCACCAACACAGATCCCACATAGTCTTAATAGGCCTTGGACTTTTTTCAATAGTCATATTGTAGATATTAATTAATATATCAATATGATATATTGGTACTCCTGCACTTAGTAAGAATTTCTCAAAATTTTCATCATTATAAGGAAGCCCTAACATTGTTCTTCCTAGTTTCTTAGCAACCAAGTCTGAAATTGGTGATCCTACTAGCTGATCAGCATGTTCAGCTGATATTAACAATCCGTTAAATAAATTAGACTGACCTACTAATAGCATTAATTCCTCTGTTGCTAATATTTGATAGGAAGGTAATATATTGGTTTTATAAAACCGAGGATACTCTTTAACAGAATCTTGATTCAGTACAACTACTATTTGATCATTAGGTGCATGTTTCATAAAAGAAATAAGCATTAACGTACTATCAATGCCGCCGCTCCACATTACATATAATTTTTCTCCAGTCTTAACAAGTTCTTTAACCCTGTTGTCTGCACACTCTTGCCAAGATAAAGGTGTTGTTGTCGTTGTTAGCATTGGAAATATATTGTTTTCTGAAAACGGAAAAGATATTGTATCTGTTCTATCTACTAAGAAGGCATCTGCATCAATGTTAAACAAAGAACGAAATAACGTAATATCTTTATAATCATCATATATGTTAGAGTGTTTTAATTCAGTACTAAAGACATAATTTAATTTCATAAATGCACCTTGTTAGTCCAGGTGCTGTGTGCTTCTCTTATTGTAGACAATTCTTCCTTTACCTCAGTAGCTAACATACCAAATGCAGTTTTTATATCAACACCTCGTATTTTAGCCCAATCTTTTATAATATCAGTATATTCATCATTTTTATAATCACATTTCTCAAGTTCTCTTTTTATAAAAGGTAAAAATATAGCATCTCCCATAAAACGTTTATCTTGGGCACTATCGGCTATTAGTTTTGTTTCATTAATTCTATATTCGTATCTTAATTTAAATGCAAAATGCCGTGCTTCTATCCATTCTGGAGTAATGTCGTCTAGGTCCATTTCTTCTATACCATATATTCCTGGACCTTTAGTTGTTTTTACTATTTTTCCAAGGTTTGCAGTAGATGACGGCATTAGGCTGTTATGTGCTTTTACTAAAATAAAATTTGCATCTTCATTAAATTTTTCATGCATTCCTATAAGATTTAATATTTCGGCATTAGTTGATTCAATTATCATTAATTCTGCATTAGGTATAGTATAACAAATTGCATTTGATAAACTTACTGAATTACATAGAGTTAAAATTCCGTTGGTTACCGAATCTACTACTAGAAATTTATTATTCTTTAATGCATATGTTGATAGCATAACAATATATAGTGCAATAAAAAAATAGAGTCTAACCGTAGGACTCTGCGGGTTTATTTGGTAACCACCCCTTTAATAGTGCTGATTTTATTGTAATCGGAATGTCAGCTACCGTCGGTTTCTCTGCTAATCTACTAAAGATGGCACAGGCTGTTTGACCAGGATTACCTCTTATTAATAAAGTTGTAAAACTGCTCGGCTGTGTCAAGAATTGCGGATACTCCTGGTACTTCTGGAAGTACCGTTGTCGAAATTACTTCGCCATTTTCTGCACGAACTGTAGTTTGTTCCCAGGCGCCAAACTTAGCATGAAAGTCGTTCCATTCATGGGCATTGGCCATTTCTAAAACCTGTGTACGGATTTCATAGCCATTTTTATTAAATGACATTTTAGGAATTGATGCAGAAATTGCATCATTAAGGTTCTTGATTGTATCAGACATATTATGTCTCCTTCTGTGTGTGTGTTTTGTAACTTAATTAGTTACACATATAATTAGTTTTAATTATCGTTTAGATTAACCCTAAATGCTATTCTAACAGGCATCCCGTCGGAATCCGGTGCGTTCTTAAAACTTATATGATTCTGATCATGTCTATATACAATTATTCTACCAGGTTTGTGGCCAACAATCTGTTCCGGGAATCCTATGGGATAACCACCTTTAGGATGAACTTCGCCGTCGTCTTGTTTGTCGCTATAAAAAACATATTCGGCGCCCCAACTTGGCAACCATTTTGAATTAGTAACAAACAATACAGTTGCATAATTATTTTTATCAATATAACCAGGACCACTATCTTTATGGATATATCCAGGATTGTGATTTCTTATCTGTTGGACTCTTTTTGAACCTGATGACTTTGCATTCATATAACATGTCCAACCTTTAATGGTATTATCATACTCGTATTTGTCAAAGAAATTCTTACCGTCACTATAAGAGGTTCGTATACTTTTAAGTCCGCCAATGTCTTCAGGTATGCCATCTATATTTGCTTTGCCTCCTAGTACTTTATCGTTTATATCTTGAAACAAATTATAAATTAATGGATGCCTAGTTTTCACCATATCAGTACTATTGCCAAACGGGTGTCGTATTATGCCTCGTTCTCCTTCTCCTAATTCAGTGTTTAAAGGATCTAGTGTAGCATCATAATCGTTTAAATGACGTAATGCACTATACCAAGTATGATTACATGCATATTCATGAACTTCATTTTGCATTTCCTTACTAATTAATCCATCATACACATTAATAACTTTTTCCATATTTTTGTATCTCCTTAATTAATACATAGTAATTAAATGGCACTTCTGTTTCTAGGCAGTTCCCGCCCAGAGCAATTATGCCGCTAGGGCAAAATCCTCAGATGCAAAATTATCGTTTGCAATTATCGTTTTGTTCGCGTTAACCGAGCTTACATCCGGACAACTCCACATTCCTACTACTTGCCAGTCGATCCTATTTCGCCCCCATCATAAGCACTCTCAGTAAAAGTGTTTATGGTGGAGGCGCTGGGTACTGCCCCCAGGTCCTGTGCAACGTTTGTTATGCTTCAACATTGTATACTATTTATAGCACTATACTGCCTTAGAGTCAACCTTTATTTCTTCTTTTACGTCCGGAAATACTGGTCAAAAGAAAAGACGCACTAGGCGCCTTTTCAATATTAGTTGTAAAAAGAATTTACTTAAGATCTTGGATCTTTTTAACTGTTCCCATTAGCTCAGGAAACATGTCATATACATGTGCTGTAGCTTCTTTGAAACGAGCTCTTTCTTCTTGTGACATTCTACGAACTTCAATGCCATCGCTTTCAGCTTTAGCTTGTGTAAGTGCAACGTCTTCAATACTAATTACACGTTCGTAATTAGCGGCTACTTTAGCGGCGTCTGCAACAATACCTTGTAGTTCTTCACCTAAATCTGCCCAAAAGTCCTGGTTGATTAAGATGCTTGTTAGGAACAATGAGTGTTCTGTGTGGTTAATAACCTTAGAAACTTTGTCCTGTCCTAGAGCATAGATACGTGGGTAAGTAGACTCACCTACTTGAATATCTTTGTCTTGGATTGCGTCTGTCATTTCTTCAAGTTCCATAGGAACTACGTCTGCACCAACTGCTTTGAAAGTCTCAATAGCAACAGGTGAGAATGAAGTACGAAGTTTTAGACCTCTTAGATCTTCAATTCTTGAAACTTCTTCTTGTCCTGGAATAATTCTAAATCCACCGGAATATGTAAAGGCAAGACCTTTAACTCCAGCTGACTGAGAAAGTCCTGCTAGTAGTGATTCACCAATTGGGCCTTCGAACACTCTAGTTGCGTGGTCATGAGACTCAAATAGGAATGGCATATCTAATGCACGGAATTCGTGATCATATTCGCCAATATCTACTGTGTAAGTTTGTGACATTTCAATGTCACCTCTGTTAATCATATCAACAAGTTCGTGCTTAGTAACAACGATACCGTTATTATACTTTGCAGAATACTCATTCATTGTCATAACTTCAATATCTAAAGCTCCGTTTGCTCTTGCATTAACTTCAGATGCAAAAACTTTTGCGGCTCTTAAAAACAATTCGATAGGCTCGTGTGCGAGTACCCATTTAATATTCTTTGTCATTATAGACTCCTTTTTCTTAAGAAAAACAATTCTGCTACTGCAAAATTGTAGAAAGTTTTCAGCTTTTTCCGATAAGGTATTAGACTGAATTCTATCCAAGTGTATTTATGCATTTATGACAAATATAGAAATAATAGCCAAAAAAATAGGATGCATAAGCACCCTATTTTTAACGTTATATGCTTTTAAACTTACTTTTTCTTCCAGTAGTAGTCTGCGGCATAGTTATAAGGCGTAAATGCTACGTTCTTAAATGGAACTACTTTCCTTGCCCATGCTTTCTGAGAAGCAAGTACTTTTGCAAAATAAGGATCCTTAGCGGCATTTTCTGCTAACATGATATCAATAGTTTCTAACTCAGCAACCAGAATATCTGCTGGAGTTTTCATAACTCTAATTCCATGCTCTTTAATCATTCTAGCAAGTGCTTGACCATTCTTTGCTTGAATGTCAGTTAACCACCATAGATATGATTCATAAGAGGCAGAACGAATTGCTGTCTGCTGTTGCTTACTCATTGAACGCCATACTTTACCATTAAGTAGTAAATCACCAGTATTTGAGTGCTCATGCAATGAATTCAAGTAGTAGTATTTCCATACTGTAGGAAATCCAAGACGTTCGTCTTCGAGACCGCCAACAAATTCAGCACAATTAATAACTCCTTTTGCGGCCGCTGCCATGATCTCACCACCTGGCATACCGATAGTCTGCATACCCATTCTAGCATATAATTCTACGTTGGCGCCAGTTTGACGACATTTAAAATTCTTAAGATCTGCTAGATTCTTAATTGGTCGATGGAACCAACCTAATGGCTGATTCTGTGCTGGCATAACTGGAAAAGGAACAACATCTAATTTAAGTTCATTCTTATAGAAGTCGTTATACAATTCAAGTCCACCACCGTGGAACATCCAACCTAGGAAGTCGATCCCGTCCATACCGTAAGGTCCACCTAAAGGACTATTAAATAGTGCAAGAGTCTTTGACTTTCCGACCCAGTAATAAGATTGCGTCCATGCACCATCTACTGCACCTGACGCTGTAGCATCTAGCACCTTAAAAGAAGGAACTAATGCACCAGACGGTCTGATTTTCATATCAATTTTTCCGTCTGTTAAAATTTTAACTCTGTCTGCGAGAAAGTTTGCTTGCTCGTTAAAAGTTGAGATTGCTCCAAAACTAGATGCAATCTGTAGTTCTTTGGCATTAACTGTTGCTACTGAAGCAAACATGCCAAATGACATTGCGGTAGCTAATACCGCTCCGATGAAACGTTTCATATTTTTATTCTCCAAAATATTATTGTCCAAGGACACCCAAAAAGTCAACTTCTTGGCCTTTGACATCATCACCTAGTACTTCTTGTACTACGTTTTTTCTTTGCTCTGCTAGGTAATTAGGTAACCACGTTGCAAGGCCAGGCGTAATAAACAATATTACTACACAAATAACCTGAATATACATAAACGGCATCATTGCTTTGAATATTAATTTAAGGTCCCACGAAGGCACCACCTGTTTTAGATAGTATCCAGTTAAAGCCACTGGAGGTGTTAGATATGCTGTTTGTAAAATAACACCCAAGGCGGCCGCAAACCAAATTAGATCAACTCCAGTATCAATTAATACTGGTAAGAATATTGGTAAGAACACTAGTACTACCACTGGCCACTCAAAGGGCCAGCCTAAAATATGACATAACACTAATATAGCTCCAACTACTGCCCATCCGGGTATGGGCAAAGAAGTTAACACTGATACAATGATTTTGTCACCACCCAAGGAAGCAAATACAGCACCAAAGATTGTTGATGTAATTGCTAATAACATTACCACAGCCGAAGTATTGGTTGTTTTTAATAATGCTTCTTGAATATTTGTTAAAGTTAATTTTCTGTTAATGGCGGCTAAACATAAGGCGCCAAACGCACCAAACGCACCAGCTTCTGTGCTAGTTGCTAGTCCAAATAACATTGATCCTAATGTAATAAGAATCAATGATGCCAATGGTACAACATGCCATAACAATAACATAATTAACTTAAAATCTATTTCTACTCTTTCTTCTAGAGGTACCGTAGGTGCTACCCCTGGTTTTGTTTTTATAAGGAATACAACGTATACTAGATACATAAATGCAATTAGTAATCCTGGACCTATTGCGGCCGCATACACATCAATAATATTAAGATTCATTGTGGGCGCCATTACAATAAGCGGAATGGATGGAGGAATCATAATAAGAGATCCACCTCCTGCAATTACTCCTGCTGATAGTTTAGCATCATACCCTTGTTTAATCATACTTGGAGCGGCCATAATGCCCAATAACGTTACTGATGCTCCGACTACTCCTGTTGCTAAACTGATCAATACTGCAATACAGATAACAACAATGTATAAGTTGCCTGGAACACCAGACAATACCTTCTTTAAACTCTCAAATAAATTCTCTACCAGTCCGGCTCGTTCAGCAACGTAACCCATAAGGATAAACATAGGAATACTCATTAGCACTTCGTCTGAAAGTCCTCCTAATAGATTGAGATATGTAAGATCAAAAACACTTAATCCTAATCCCATCAATCCAAAAATTAATGCTAGAAATGTTAGTGTAAAACTAACTGGAACTCCAACAAAGATGCCAGCAATCATTGTAAATAACATTGTCATTGCTAGCCATTCATTACTCATTATTGAAAATCCTTCTATAACATTTAATCATCTGACTCAAGGCTTGTATCATTAGAAGTACTAAGCCAAGTGTAATGCCAATCTTCATTGGCCATATAACAAGCTGAGCCATTGTTTCAGAACTACGTTCGTTCATTTCAATAGCGGCATATGTGTCGTTAAAACTAATGTATGTGATAAGTGCAAAGGAAGGGAAGAATAATAAGATATAACTTATAAAGTCAATAATTGCTTTTGTACGATCTTTATAGTTGCTCCAGAATAAATCTGTTCTAATATGTGCTTCTTTGCCTAGAGAATAACTGCAACCAAACATAATAAGCATACCGTATAGTTGCCAGGTTGTATCGACTACAAAATCATTACGAATGTCAAAGTAATACCTTCCTAGTACGTTAGTTACTACGAAAAGTACCATTAGTAATGCAAACCACGAATAGAATTTCGCAAATCTGCTTACAATATTGTCAATAAATTGTGTTACTTCCATCGACCAACTCTTTTAACCGTTTTGCTTTCTATAAGCAAAGTTTGTTATTATGTTTGATTGTTCAAAACAATCAAACTGATACATCATAACATTAGTTATATGCTATTTATACTGGCTATTAGCCATTGTAAATAAATTTACTCTGATTCTATAAGAGTTATGTTGGCGGCTTGACGACCTTTATCACCTTGAACTACTTCAAATGATACTGCTTGGCCTTCTTTAAGAGATTTAAAACCATCAGAGTTGATTGCTGAATAATGAGCGAAAACGTCATCTGATCCATCGTCAGGTTTAATAAAACCCCAACCCTTTGCGTCTTGAAACCATTTTACTTTACCTGTTACTTGTTCTGCCATGTGTGTACTTCTTCCATTAATGTTGTAATGTGTTGTTATACACATTAACTTTATTTATCAAACTAATAGGCTAGACAGGGTATTAGAATCATTCTAAATTGCCCCATCTAGCCCTGTTTTTATTACCTACGCCGCTTGTATTTGCTCAACGAGGTTTTTACGTTTGTTATAAACATCAACTGACTGCTCACCTTGATGAACAAAGTTTGCATCTTCAGCTTCTTCTCTAGTTGCGAATGTTGTTGAATAAAACTGTTCATATGATCTATGAGCATTATTAGCAAGTATATCAGTTTCTTCTTGAGTAATTTCTCTTATCTGAACTCCATTTGCAACTGCGTCTCTCTCATATTTTTCACAGTCTTCAAGTGACCATTTTCTTTCAATTTTAGACACTGCATAGGCTGATTCTTTAAAAGCTTCTTGTTGTTCTAATGTTAACTTATCAAATAATTTTGATCCTGCTAAAATACTAGTTAAGAACATAGAATGATTTGTCTTCAAAATATGTGTTCCTTTGAATCTTAGATAAGTTGTCTCAATAGCAGATTTAACACCTTTAGCAAAATCTTTCATTTCCTGAACATCTAATGCTTTCCTTGGAAACGCCTTAGCTTTAATATCTGGACTATTAAACATTGCAGTTGTAGTTGGAACAGTTTGCATTGTTGTATCTTTTAATTCAAGAACACTTGCAATGTCATGATTAGAACCAACAATTCTAAAACCACCAGAGTAAGTAAATCCTAAAGATTTAACACCAGTTGCAGTTTCTAGCATTCCACGAAGGTTTTCACCAATTGAACCATCTAACGCCCTGGTTACATGATCATGATCCTTAAACAAGAAAGGAAGATCTAATGTTTCAAAAGGCTTGAATAGGAATGATCCTATTACTGTAGCTTGTGTCTGACTAATATCAATGCGGCCATCTTTTATTGCGGTAAACAGTGATTTCCACTTTTTGTCGATTTCTTGTACGGCGACTGGTGTAAAAGTGTTATCTGAATCTTTGCTTTCCCAATCTTTTTCTAAACCTTCCATTGACGCAGGTTTGTTATTTAATTCCGGAATTTCGTTGTATTTTGCAATATATGTTTTCATATCTAGAATTTCAATGTCAAATTCTCCAGGACATCTTTTTTCTAACTCATCACGGAATGCTTTCGCAGTACGGACAAATAGATATTGTGGCTGGTGTGCAATGAGCCACTTTAATTTAATAGGTTCCATCTGGGGGTTAATACCTTTCAGTTTATAACATGCTCGAGCATTTATTAACGTTATTTACCTAATTGGTACAAGAACACTTATATTACAACCACAGTAAGAATCATATGCAGATACTCTCTTATATCCGTAAGGCGCATTATCTATAATAATTGGTTGGTTATATGTTGGTGCTGATTCGTCTGCGTAATACCAATCCCAGTATTCGCGATCTCTTTGAGCATAATACCGATTATAATAAGGATTGTTACTATTATACCCGTTAGTGTCCCAGGTATCATTGCTATTATGATAATGTTTGTACGAATATTCGTGTGCATTAACTGTCGATGAAGCAATTATTAAGCCAAAAGCAATTAACGCACCAGTTATAAGTTTAATCATTATATCATCCTTTGAGTTAAGTAGCATTATGTATAATATAGCACCCTTATGCCAATAAGTCAACCTCTTTTTTAAGTTATTTTTATTAAACCGTAAATACTTCCATCTTCATTGCTGTATGTTAGGTAATCAGGGAACGTATCATCTACTTCAATAAGCATATTTTCACCGTTTATTAAGTTAGCAATAGCACGTTTCCAGGTCTTAATAAGGATAGGAGTTCCTCCTGTTAGGCTATCGTATACTGTTGAACCGTCTTCTACCCATATCTCTCCTGGTTCGTCTGGTAACGGACTTTGAATTAAATTACTTTTAATTAATCTACCTTCAGCATCAATTATCTTGTTTATATCATTTGGATCTGGGATAAAATCAGGAATAAATGCCTGTGCCCATGTTAAAAAATCTTCATTACGTCCATTAGCTTCATCTAAGAACTCAGAGAATTCAAAACGAACCAGCCCATTTGACCACCTTTTAGTTATGTCTGGTACTCTATTACTGTTACTGTCTAATTTGGCTTCGTATATGAAAAATTCCTGTCCAGGCGGTAAATTATACAAAATTCTGCTTCGTACGGCTGTTAAACCGTTATCTTTATAGCCATAATTGCTAATTTCCAAACTATTGACATTTGGGTTACTTGGTGGCAAACTTATTAGGTGTGTTTTACCTCTAAAAATTTCTATTTCAGGATTTAAAGATAATGCTGGAGTTAGTACTTTGCAATCAAACTCATCAAGTACCAATGTTTCTTCTGTAACTCCGGTAACCGCCCAACCAACCCTGTTTTGAGCTGGTGCATCAATCCATAATAGATTATAACTGGTATCTGTTTGAGTTAGATCTGCATCTGTTATGTCAGGTAACCCGGCACTTTCAATATCACCTGTAATTGCTGTGGTTACTTGACCTGTAACCCTGCCACAATAATCATACACATCTTCTGTTTGACCTACAAACGGATCATCATTATTTAAAGCATCTAATGCTAATGCATATACTTCTGGACCTAATGTCCTAGCCCATAAATTCTTGTCACTGTTAATTGGATAACTTGCACTGTTAGCAACGTTTGCAACTAACGTCTGTGCTTGCTTTGTAGCATCAGTTAGGTTTGGTGTTTTAGCAGGAGGAAAGGAGCTTGCCGCTAGTTCAAACTCTGGCCCACTAGTTGATGTTAATCCAGCAACTGCGGCAATATCTGCATCTGATGGTCTTGGACCTATTGTTATAGCAGGAGCACCAGCAACAACCGGGGCACCTGTTAATAAATTATGCTTATGTCTAAAGTCAGGAAATAATTCCTTTGCCCTTGCTTGTTTAATACTTGTAGCAATTCCACCAATCTCATTTTTAAATCCAGAAGTTAGACTTGCTGGAATTGATGTACCAGCTGATAATGCATTCTGTGATGCTTTCCTAATATTATCAAGTATACTACCTGGGTTAAAAGATCCAGTATTGATTTTCCCACTAGCATCAATACAGATTTTAGGTTTTAGCAATGGTCCAAATGCACTTAGTACACCTTGTAAGTTGTTAAAAACATTGTCAGTAACCTGATCTAAAATGTCTCCGTTAATATTTGGAATTTTAATAGGAACTGGACATAGTCCTCCTAAACTCAACAAATAACGTACTTCTCCTAATGCATTATTAATCCTATCTGTAATGTCAGATACTCCAAGGTGATCGTTAAATGCTTTAACTTCATCTTGCAGTAATCTTAATTCGTCTTTAATATCATATAGATTTGCATATCCAGCATCTTCTAGCATTTCATTAATGTTTGCTTCAATGCATATCAAGTTTCCTTTTAAAAGGTTACCAAGGCCGCCAAATAGTACTGCACAAATAATATCTTTAATAGACTTATTAAGTATGCCGCCTGTTTGCACTTTAATTCCTGGTATTACTGGGATAGAAACCATATCAGCTACCTACAAACACGTTAGGAGAACCCGATGATGTACTTGGCTCACAGTGAGGTGGTATTGGACAAATTTTATCAGGATTTGCAGAGTCACCATTTTCAACAATTAATTCATTTTCTACATAAACATTTTTTGTGCTTGCAATAATATTGCCGGCGCCGTGATTATTTGGATCCTTATCAACACTTGCTAATAAGTTATTAACAAACACTGTCGAATTACCAGCAACTACTGTTGCCGCACCGCATATCCTTGAATCAGTATCTCTGTGAACTTCTGTCATACAAGTATTTATTAAACTATTACCCCTGGGGAAGGCGGTGCTTGTATAATTCCTGACATTGCTGAAGTATATTGAGTTGCTAATGGCTTATCTGTATCTGCAATCATAACAACTAAATTCCTATTCAATTCAATATCTCGAGTTGCATCAGGTGATGCTGTTAAGAAAAAAGGCATTAATGCCGGGGCACCATTTGGCCCTGTTGACAATGAAACTGGTCTATCAATAATTAATACATCACTTCTTGCTTCACACCAACTAGCAATAAGCTCTTCGCCGTTACTTAATTTAATAGAAACAATGTCTCCTTTTGTTCTCGCCTTTGATGATATTATCATAATTTAAATCCTTTAAAACTATCCTCTTTTACGTCTTGCTTAATGCCACCAATAACATAACTCTCAATCTCTGTTTCTTGAGGTGCATTTTGTACACCTTTATTTGAAAGCCAATGTGATGTCCAAGGTAATGGATTATCATTAGGACTTTGAGCATATCTTGTTGCTAATCCTAAACTTTTAAGACGCTTGTTTGCAATATGCTCAATAAACATATGCAACAATTTCTCATTTAATCCAACAATAGAACCATTTGTAAACAAATAATCAGCCCATTCTTTTTCTTCTTCTACTACCTTGTCATATATAAGACCAATTTCTTCTTCGCACTCTTTTGCAATAGAAACCATATCTGGGTCATCACCTTTAATCCAATTCTTGATAATATGTGTGCTAATTGCTAAATGCTGGCTTTCATCACGAGCAATTAAACTAACAATCTTAGCAGAGCCTTCCATTGTTTTTAACTCGCCAAATGCAAACGTACATGCAAAGGAAACATAAAAACGCAAACCTTCTAACGCATTAACATTTACCATTGCTAGGTAAAGTTTCTTTTTAAGTTCTCTAAGATCTCCTTTACCAGTAGCAGTATAATATTGAGCATCATTAATAAAATCATCATATGCTCTTGTTACACTTTCTGCCCTAGCAACAATCTTCTCATCATCAAGAATAGTGTTAAACACATCACTAGGATCAGGGTAAATATTTTTAATAATATGTGTGTAACTACGACTATGAATTGTTTCAAAGAAATCCCAAGTAATTAAACATGCTTCTAACTCCGGTAAAGTACAATAAGGCACAAATGCAAGAGCTGGTCCGCGTCCTTGAACACTGTCAAGTAATGTTTGATATTTTAAATTACTTGTAAAAATAAACTTTTGAGAATCTGTAAAATTTAAATAATCACTTCGATCCTTTTGCAAACTAACTTCTTCTGGTCTCCAAAAATATCCAAGTTGTGTTTGTGTTAACTTATCAAATACCGGATAACGAAATTCATCAAATCGTTGCGAGCTTAATTGTTCTCCAAAGAACATAGGTTGTTTTGTATAATCAATTTTGTTTTTGTTGAATACAGTTGTTTTTAAATGTTGCATGCTTCACACTCTTCTTCCTCTTGATCAATGGTTATTGAAAATGCCGGTATTACTTCTTGGGAGATCTCAAGTTCGTCTAACATCTCTTCATCTTCTCCTTTTGAATCGTAAGTATTCTGGTAGTAACTTGTCTTCCAGCCATACTTGTATGTGGTTAATAAGTCATTAAACATGACACTCATTGGTACTTCGTTATCTGGATAAAATTTAGGATTGTAACTCCAATTACCACTAATTGATTGATCAAAGTATTTTTGCATTGCTGAAACAATACGGATATAACCTTCGTTAACACCTTCGTCCCATAAAAAGCTATAATGATTTTTAAGTTTATTATACTGAGGTACAATTTGCTTTAATGGACCTTTTTTACTTTTCTTAGTATTCATATATGCCCTAGGAGGTTCGATACCATTAGTTTCATTGCTAACAACAGACGAACTCTCTGACGGCATTTGTGCAGATAATGTGCTATGACGCATTCCATGTTTAGCTACCTTAAATCGTAACTCTTCCCAATCGTACTGCAAATCTTTTCCTAGGAATTCGTCAACATCTGTTTTGTAAGTATCAATTGGTAATATACCTCTTGAATATTTTGTATCATCGTATGCAGAGCAAGGTCCTTGCTCTTTTGCTAAGTCAACACTTGCTAAAATTAAATAATATTGGAATGCTTCAGACAATCTATTGACTTCTTTTGCTGATTCAACATCATTATAATGTAACTCACGTTTTGCTAGGTAATGTGCAAGCCCTATGTATCCTACTCCTAAACTACGTCTAGATTTAGTTGACAATTCTGCGGCTTTAACTGGATAACGTTGATAATCAATAATCTGATCTAATGCTCGGACTGCAAGATCACATAGATTCTTTAAGTCATCTAAATTTCGCAAGGTGCCAACATTGATAGCACTAAGAATGCATAAAGCTATCTCTCCCGATGCATCATCTAACCCTTGTATTGGTGTAGTTGGCAATGTAATTTCTTGGCAAAGATTACTCATTCGAATCATAGGATCAAAACTACTATGACTATTACAATGATCAATATTCATAATATAGATACGTCCTGTTTCAGCACGTTCTTTTAATATATCGCCAAATAATTCTGTTGCCGGTACTTCAATGCGATCAATTGAGCTATCATTCTCGTAACTAGTATATAAATTATCAAACTTATCATTATCTCCAAATGCTTCATACAACCCAGGAACTTCATGAGGTGAAAAAAGGCTAATCTTAGTACCACTAATTAACCTTTCGTAGAATAGTTTGCTTATTTGAATTGAATAATCTAGTTTACGGACACGATTATCTTCTGTCCCTTTATTGTTTTTTAAAACAATGATATCTTGGATTTCTTTGTGCCATATTGGAAAATGCACTGTAGCACTACCACCACGAACACCATTTTGTGTGCATGAACGCACAACTGATTCGTAAACTTTTAAGAAAGGAACTACTCCAGTATGTGCTACCTCACCACCACGAATTTTTGATCCAATGCTACGAATGCGTCCTAAGTTAAGTCCTATTCCAGCACGTTGAGCAATATAATATCCAACTGCTGAAGAACTATTAAAAATTGATGGCAATGTATCATCTACGTCAACTAAGACGCAGGAAGCAAATTGTCTAATAGGAGTACGAACACCTGACATTATTGGTGTAGGAATATTAATTTTAAATGTAGATATTGCATCATAGTAACGACGGATATATCCAATCCTTGTTTCTGCTGGATAAGTTGAAAAGATAGTTGCAGAAATTAACATATACATATATTGAGGAGTTTCGTAAATATGACCCGTGCTCCTGTCTTGGACAAGATATTTGTCCGCTACTTGACGCATGCCAGCATATGTAAAATCTAAATCACGTTGATGATTAATATACGAATCTAATTGATTCCAGTCATCTTTTGTATATAGTTCTAATAATTCTGGATCATATACTCCTTGCTCAACATTTTTTACAACTATATCATATAACGGAGAGTAATCAAATTTTCCAAATACATCTTTACGCAGTCCGTATAATAGTAGTCGGGCGGCGACAAACTGATAATTTGGATTATCCAAACTAATCAAATCACTTGCACTTCGAACTAAAATTTCCTGAATGTCTGCTGTATTAATACCGTTTGTAAACTGTAAATCTGCATTCATTTCTACTTGTGAAACACTAACACCAGCTAATCCTTCGCATGCTTCTTCGACCATCTTATGTATCTTGTTAATATCAAGAGATTCTATCTTTCCGTCTCGTTTTACTACATTTACTCCGGTGCTATTCATCTATTTCATTTCCTTTAAATCGTCTATTGCTTATATTTATTTCGTTCTCATCATGCCATACAGTTATACTTTATCCACGGTATATACATCAGTAGGCTGGTAAATTCTTATAAGATCATACTGGGATTCTGATACATAACATGCATCACCCTCATAGTAATTTAACAGTTTTTCTTG